GTTGATTGTACTGATTAATTAATCCACTAGGATTTTGATATGTATTAAAACCTTGAGATGTAAACATATTTCCTACATTTACAGTAGGAGTATTTTGAACTGTTCTACCTTCATTGTCTATCGAATAGTCTTTCATGCCATTTAAATAAAAAGCTCTTAGCTTTATTCTGTCTTGAAAGTTTTTCATTTTTCTTTCACCAAGATTTTGACCATCTATAATTATATCATCTCCAGCTTGAAATTGACGTAAAGATCTTTGAGTATGTTGTCTAAGAGTTTGTCTAATATACCTTCTAAAGTTTCCGTAACCTCTTTTTTTATCATCTGGCAAAGCGTTCCATTCAGCTCTTTTTGCTTTTCTTTGAGAAAACATTTCTTTTAAACCTTCAAATCCCTCTTGCAATCCTTCTTGTATAGCAGGAATAGTTTCTGCTACTTGCCCACCTACTCTAGCACCCATAATCATACTAGGTATATAAAATAACGCTTGTCCTAATGCACTATCTTGAAACTCTTTAGAATCTGCTAAATTACCTTCACCAATACGCAGCATTGTATCTCCAACAATACTACTAGGTGTTACTCTTTCATCACTACCATTTGCCATTATACTTCCTCCAAATCTGTTTTCATCCATCTATCAGCAACTTTAATATATAAAAAACTACCAGCATCATTTTCTACTACAACACGATCACCACTAAATCCATCTCCATTATCTGGTACTTCTGATTGTACTTTTATAGGTGTTTCCATAGAACTGTCTACTTCAGTTACCTTAGAAGATTGTTCTTTTAAAATATCTAATATACTTTGTCTCATCTATAACTCTTAGTTTTTTTAGCAATCTTTTTAGGTTGCTTACTATGTTGCTTACCTTTTTTAGTATCTTTTCTTTTTTTACGAGTAGTTGCAGCATACTCTTTACTACTCAAACTTTTTATAGCAGCGTCTGGTAAATAACGCTCACCAGTCTCAGCAGATGGTTTACCAGACTTTGTACGCCATTTTTGTTTAGTCCATCTATCTAAACTTTGTTGCGATTTAGCCTTAGCCATTATTTATATCCTCCACCTGCTGCTTTGTATCTTCTAGCTAATAATTGTGCTTTACGTGCAGACCATTGTCCTGGTTTGCCTCCTTTACTACCAGCTTTAATTTGCTCAAACAAACGTTTACGCATACCTGGCTTAGTATAATTACCAGCTTCGTTTACCCTACTTTTTTTTCTTGCCATTCTTCTTGCCCATTTTTTTCTTTTTCTTAGGTGGTCTACCTACTTTACTTCCGTATGTTCCTTTTCCGTAAGGCATATCCTACTCCTTTACCATTTAACTTTGTCAGCCCAATATGCTGCAGACATTTTGCCTTTAGCTATATTCTTAGCGTGTCTTGCTTTAAAACTCTTTCTACGTGCTTTCTGTTTAGCTGATTCACCTTTTTTAGGTTTACCAGCAGTTTTAACGCCCTGTTGACCAAAACGTATAGTCTTAACTTTGTCTCCAACTTTCGCAACTACTACGTGCGATTTTTTTGGATGACCAGGTGTTCTTTTAGGTTTATTATAACCAGATACTCCAGCTCTAGCTAATCTTGGATCTTTCTTGCTTGCCATTATCCTTGTCCTCTTTTACGTTTTTTATAATACTTTTTACTTAACTTATTACCGTATTTAGTACCTTTGCCACGACCTTGTCTAGTTTTTTTCTTCGTAGGTTTTCTAACTTCTACAGATCCAAAACCTTTTTTCATCTAGCAACCTTTTCTCTAAATACTATCTGTATATCATTTACAGTAAAATCTTTGTGTATTGTACCACTAGTATCTGCATACAATTCAATACCAAAAGAAGTAACATTCTTAAATAATGAATTACTTACTTTTATTTTTTGTGTCCGAAATCCTGAAGAGGTATTTGTTAATTCTTGTGTTTGATTAGCAACTAAATTATCACTAATCTCTGCACCATCAACACGTACACCAAATCCTTTAATTAATACATTCTCACCACGTTTGTAGGTAATGTATATGTTTACAATACTTTTATTAACACTAGGGCTATCCATATCATATTCTTTAGATTTAAACAATACTTGTTCATTAGCTGTAAACGCAGCAGGTTCATTATTCCATTTACGCAATCTAGATCCGTCATTAGGAGATTGATCGTTTCTTTCTATAGCGTATACTAAATCTCCGTTATTTATATTTACAAAATTAGTTATATCAGCGTCTGAAGCTCTAGTTGTTTCATTGGAAGAACCTGCATTACTATCAAAGTTTTTACCTTCACTCCAACTTTCTGATTTAATATCATACTTTAATATTTGACCAGACGGATTGCTAATTACTAATTCTTTAGACTCAGGCAAGTATCCTATAATACTTTCTGAAAACCCAGCGTCTACTGCATTTTTACCTAATTTGTCGTATATGCTCGTAAAACGACTTTGCCCAAACTTAGATAAGTCTAAGTCTAATAAACGTTGACCATCATACATATAAACGCCTTGTCGATTAAACCAAGCAACAAATCCAGGACCAGTTGTTACGTGATATGAATATTCACACCCTTTATAATCTAGCTCTACTTCTAAAAACTCAAGATCTCTTTGACAGTTTATTACAAATAATTTATTCTTTTTAAATTGTAGCAACTTACTGTTTATTGTAGCTAAATGTATTATTTCATCACCGTCTTCTACTGCAACATCTAAAAAACTATTAGTAGGAAAATAATCAAATTTATTTGGTAATGACTTTAATACTCTGTCATTTTTAGTAACTAAATGATTATGTTCATCATAATAAATAACATTACCAGCATAAACTCTTCTATTTAACATAACGCTAGTTTGAAACGTAGTTCCTGCTCTACCAATACCACTTGGTTTTTTAGATCCTGTATATGGTTCTGTAACTGGCAAAGAAGATAAAGCTAAAGGTTTTAAAGTAACGTAATTTGAAGTACTTAATGAACTTCCATTCCAAGCATCTTCTGGAAAAATAAATTGATTATTATTGGCAGTAATATCTTTTACTCTAAATGAAGCATAATCTTGCTCTCCTCCTAATCTTAATCCTTTTTCATAATCTACTTCGCACAATAAATATTTAGCTCCTACATTTCCAGTACGATTAGAAGTTCCACCTATATCTACGTAATTACTTATTCTAGCCCAATACACTTTAAATCCTGCTACTCTATTAACACGTTCACCCATTCTACCAACAGCGTGTATGTATAATTTTTGATTTCTGTCTGCACTGTTAATTGCAGTAATAGTTTGTTTTGCTACACCTATAAATACTGGATAAGATTCTTGAGAAATTAATCCATCTTGAGATCTATAAACCAAAGAACAAAATAATCCATATCTAAATGTATGACTTACTAAAATAGAACCACCAGTGTCATCTGATGTCGAATCAGTAAAATGAGCCATAAATGCCATAGAACCTTTATCTGTTCCGTGATTTGGATAACTATCTAATTCTCCGTATAAACTATTAGAAGCAGAAGTATCAAATAAATCAACATTATTTATTTGTTGTACACTATTTACACTATAATTATCAAATAAAAATACTTCGCTTTTATTTGTTGGATCAAAAAAGTTAGCAAAATGCAAATCTTCTACATCATAATTTAACGTATCTCCTTTTAAAGGAGCTAAATCCATATTAGAAGTATCGTATAATTCTTGAGTATTTGTAATTGCATCTGTACTAGTAGTTCCTAGCTTTCTTTCATAATTATAATATTCAAAAATTTTTGATTGATTTGTACCTAAAGTTGACTTTGGTATTATTCTTGTTGATCCATCAATTGTATACATATTTATATTACAAGCACTATTTCCATACTCAATAGTTTTTGTAGCTAAACTACCAGTTGAAGTAATATCTATAATACGTACCTTAGAATCTGAAAAATCATTTATAAATAAATATTGATTAGGACCTACAGATTCGTCGTCTACATCTCTATCTAAATTAATATGATGTAATCCAGTTCCATGTTGTAAAAGCGTTATATAGTCATTACTAGGACCTAAATTACCAGTATACGGTCCATCTACAGACTCTCCAAATAGTGTTAACTTACCAGGAATTTCATTGTTTATATTATCTGCACGTTGAAACTCATTAGGTGCTAAGTCTCTTGGAGTAGTCTTTTCATTAAGACCACCACTAAAGTTGTTAATATTTAATATTTTTTTTGGCATTAATATCTTTTAAACGGTTCAATGAGTTTATCTAAAGAAGTTTTACCGCCTTTAATATTTCCCATACCTAATTTATTTCCTAGCGAATATCCAATTTGACCAGTTTTATTTTTTTTCCTTTTTAAAGGATTTGTTTGATTTCTTGTGCTAATCATAGTTTTACCTTTTTGTTTCTAGTTACGTCCATCATTGTTTTTAACTTTTTAACTTTTTTCTTTTTAGCAGTAAAATTATATTTTCTTCTACTGTTATTTATAGATGTACCTTTTACATCATCTGATATGGTATTACTTGTTTCCATCTATTATCTCACCCCAAACAGTTGTCTTACCGTCAATTATTTCTACTACTTCTACTTTAAACTCACCATTTGTAAACCAATCTACGATTGCAAATGCGTGTGCCCAATTATGTAATCTACCACGTAGCCACTTATTATCTTCGTGAGACATATTCTTTAAACATCCTAAAGACCAAGCTGCTATATTGCCGCCTAGCTTTGTTTGCGTATGTCTTTGAAGATCGTGCGTATGTCCATACATTACATTCTCTCCATACGTTTCTAAATGTTTCTTTGCGTGATACGTTGTTGCAAACGCACCGTGAAAGAAAGCTAACTTACCTACCTGGATAGGTAAGTTATACTCCGTATATTTATATCCTCTTTCTTTTATTTTACACGCTTTGAAAAAAGTGTAATCAGAAAGATAAGGATATTTATTAGCAAAATTATCCAACCAGAGATCGTGGTTACCTTGGAGTAAATACTTTTCTTTACATCCAACTTTTTTAAGTACTTCATCCCACTCATCCAGTCCATTGTTTACTAATCTTATTTCTTCATCTACTAATGGAAGTTGAAACTCAAGTGGTGGTAATTTCTTATCTTTATATTTCCAGGCTGATACAGAATCCCACTCCCCTACATCACCAAGATTCACAAACACTTTTGGCTTTATTTTCAGTATTGCTTTTTTAACACACTCTACTGCAGCTCTATCTTCTAATGGATAATGCTGGTCTGGTATTACGATACCACGTTTCTTAAGTTTCAATGAAACCTCCTATTTTTTATTTAACGCTTTTTTAACTTCACCCCAAAGCTTATCATCAAGCTTATTAGATGACTTTTCTACTAAATAGTCACCTAGGTGTAAGATAATAGCTTTAAGTAATTTCTCTGTTCCTAAACTAGTTAGTAACTTTCCTACTATTGGTCCCATTATTTTACCTCACAATTTTCTTTACAAGCATCTAAGCCTTTCATATAGCCCTGATGCTCTACGATCATCTGTTTAACTTCTGCTAATCTTTCGTTAGCACTTTGTAACTCCTGAACAAGTGCATTATGTTGTTCAACCAAAGATTCCATCTTGGTTTGTGCTTCTTGTTTTAGATCTACTTTTTTTTCTTTAGTCATTGATTTCTCCATATTGTTAACCTATATAAACTTATAAAATATTATCCATACAAATCAATATACTATTTCACAGCTGTTTTTATGTCCTCAATAATAGTATCTTCATTAAAACTCATACTAATACCAGGCTCAAATCTTTTAATTTCTTTACCGTTTTCTA